ACGGGAGTGTCTTTTGAGCAGCAGCTGGAGTTCGATTACTATGAGAACTTTACAGATCTGATGGATGATAAGTCCATAAGTTATTATCGCTCCGAGTGGAAAGCAACCTGGCGAAGAGGTGTTCCTGTGCGGTCTCAACGGAGACTTTTGTTGGAAATGCTGTCTCGAGAAGAGGTAAGCATCAAGAGTATAGTTGCCATGGTTGAACGAGATGAGATACCTTACGACTGGCTTATTGTATCCCTATATCCCAAGGAGCGGGAGTTCAAGCTAGAGGCTCGCATGTTTAGCATGATGGTCTTCGAGATGAGAGCCTTCTTTGCTTGTCTCGAAGCTAACCTAGCAGAAAAAGTGTTCCCATACCTCCCCCAACAGACAATGACGCTGACTAAGACACAGACACATCAGCGGTTTTACGATCTGACAAAACCAACAGCTGACGGAACGGAGAACCTCTTCCTAGAAGTAGACCTGTCCCGGTGGAACCTAAGATGGAGGGACCTGCCAATAAGGTTGATAGGGAACGACCTAAACGATCTCTTTGGGCTAGAGCGCGCATACACAACAGTACATACTTTCTTCAAGAAATGTATGATCTTAGTGCGCGTCAATGGATATGAGCCAGATGGTATGGACTCAACCCCCCCGCCGAGCTCGGATCTTCTGTGGTACAATCATGAGGGAGGTTTCGAGGGAATAGCGCAGAAACATTGGACTATCGCTACTTACTCTATGGTCGATCTTGGTCTTCAAGAGCATTTAGGTCACTACCACCTGCTTGGGCAAGGAGACAATCAAGTAGTTATGGCCAAGGTGTATGACCTCCCCTCACACCCTGCGGAAAAAGCCTTAATCATCCGACCACTGGCAGCCAAACTGAAGGCCAGTATTGCAGAATCTTGTGCTAAAGTTGGGCAAGATGCAAAACCGGAGGAATGCCTTGAATCGACAAGGGTGATTACGTACTCCAAAGACGTCTTTATATCCGGAGCTGAGTACCACCTTTCTCTTAAAGCTTGGAGTAGAGTCTTCCCTCATGCCTCGTCTAGCTTTCCTACTGTGGTCAATAATGTCTCTTCCTTAGCGTCAGGATCTATCAACGCCTCTGAGAAAATGAAGAATCCAATCAAGGGTTATTTTCTCTTCCTTTTCCATTTGGCTATGTACTTAAGAAGCATGAAGACTAGATATCTGCCGGAGACAAGTCAAATCCACGATAGTCTCAAGAAGTCAATGCAGTACAAGGATAGGCTTCTTCTGATGATAATCCCTTCTTGTTTTGGAGGACTCCCCATAGCTTCTGGGTGCGATTTTCTCTACAAAGGCAGCGCGGACCCATCCGGAAAGCACTTGAGCTCCCTCCGAGTGCTTCAGCGATCAGGGATGGAAGTTCCGGGAGTCTTATATCACACCTTAAGAGTTGGTCTTTGGAAAGGGAAAAGGTTGAACCGGTCTGTTCTACTTCAAGATCCGTACTCGTTGCCGATAGAAACCCCCCAAGCAGCTGAGTCAGCTGTCCAGTCTGTAAGTCTCGAGTATGTGAGATCAGAATCACG